ACCAGAGTATTTAAAAAAACCATTTTCTGAAAACCAATACGCAGCACCATCAACTTCAATTGCAGCGTTCTGTCCAATTAATCCACAGTTAGTTCCTACTTGTTGAAAACCAAAAGTAAAAGGTTGGCCAATAAATCTCATAGTAAATAGTGAAGTATCTGTCCAAACATATATTGCATCTCTACCTCTAACTGCACCTGTAATTTTAGATCCGTCAGCTAGTCTTTGTGTACCAGCAGTATTAACAGCTGTTGGTTGATATGTGTTAATATCTTCTTGGTTTGAAAATCTAATAAACATTTCATCCTGTGTAGATGGTGTTCCAATAGTTGTTTCTGTTCCAAAGAATACTAAGTGCCTGTCAGGAGTAGATACTAACATATCACGTGATGCTGTTGGTGCACCTGATATAATACTTGCTCTTACTGTTACAGCATTTGCTGCATTTGAATCCCATTCAAATACTTGTGCATTGTGAATTAGTGCAATTACTTTATCTCCAAAATTATCAATAGACCATAAACCTGGATCAACAACTAAATCACCAGAGGCTGCTTCACCCCATGCAATGTAATCTGAACTGTTTAATATAGTTGCACCATTTGAATGAGTTGCAGCTGTTGTGTTTCTAACTCCTCTAGTAACACCTGTTAAAGTATTAGTGCTTATACCTGTATATGAAATTTCTTCTGTGCCTATTTGTATAAAGTTTGTACCTGAACTTGGAAACTGAGATGCATCAGTTAATACAATAGTTGTAGTTGATGAATTAATACCTCCATTTAAAGTTGTATTTGCTTCACCTGTTACAGTTCCACCCCAAGAAGCTAATCCCCAACCGAAACCAGGCAATTGTTCTGCGGGTCCAACTGGATAATAATGCTGTACTCTAATTCCACCAGATGTTGTAGCACCTGAACCTGTTTCATTAGATGGCATTGTAATAGTTAAAGTTGTTCCTGTTGGAACAGATGTGACCATAAATTTTTTATCATCAAAGTCTGATGCTGAAAAATTAGAATTAGTTATTGCTGTAAAATTATCTAAAAGAATAATATCGTTTTCTTGTATTCCGTGGTCCGTGCTAAATGTTATCGTGACTGTTGGCGAACCGTTCGTTGTACTAAATGCATTTGATAAAGTTGTTGTAGTTTTAATAGGGTGAATATCATAATAAACACCACCTGTATAAGCATATAAAATCCTGTTTGTACCTATAATTGAAAACTTGTTTCCTGATTTATTGACTAAGTGATGTAAAGCTCTTGCAGCTCCCGTAAGTTTGGATTCTCCTAATTGTGACCAACCACCGATTTTTTCAGGTGTACCATATCTAAAACGTACGTTGTCACCATCAACCCATTGTCCTTCGGCTGTGGTCTCTGTAATCTGTTTATTGAATCCTGGTTGGAATCCTATTTTTTGTAGCATATAACCTCATTCTATTACATATTCCTTATTGGTGGAATACCCAATAATGGTCGTTTATCAAACTTATTTTTTTCAGCGAACGGACCATTCCTGTGGTTATAATGTAAAAACACTTGACCACAAACTTGACCTTCAAAAGGCTCCCGCCAATGTTCGAGTTCACAGCCACTATATACTAACATATCTCCTACTTCAAGCAAGACTTTCGTACCTTTTGGAGCGTTAGGTTTATGTATATTTTTATACTCATCAATGACAGAATCTGCACCTGTACCATCTATAAATATAGGCCAAGGGTCACCACCTAAATTTAACGTAGTAGATATCTCACAACTAGGTCTGTCTTTATGTCTTTTTAATTCATCACCATTTTTATATATTCTTGCATATGAATAAGTTGGAACTAAATCTAATCCTGTTTCTTGAGCCATGACTGGTAGCATCTTGACCAATAAAGTCTCCATTACATTATCAGCATAACACGAAAAAGTATTAGGTATTTGCTTATCGGTCCATGTACCAAGCATACCATTGTCATAAGTAATGTTGTTATCATACATATATTTAACTGCATCTCGTTTGAGTAGAAAATAGTTAAATATAAAATTAGCTAATTCATAGCTAACTGCACCTTTGATTACTTGATATTTATTAAAAGCCATCTTGTATAAAATTAAAACTTACTGATATTCTTATATCATTTGATTCATTAGGTTCAACACAATGCCATAACCAAGAAGGAAACATAAGTATTCTACCTTCTTTTGGATCTAAATGTATTTCTCTCCACAAATGTTTCGGAGGTTGTCCTTTAACTCTTGCAGGCATATTTGTTTGTATACCTGGTCTTGGATCATTACATACAAGTTTACCTGAATTAGGTTGTGATTTTACATAGTATACACCGCTAAATAAACTATTGGGATGTATATGTGGTCTGTTGTAACCACCTTTATAATTTATGTTAGCCCACATATTACCTAATTTTGGTTCTCTATCTAACCATTCTTCTTTAAATACTTGGTGTTGCATTTTAAATAACTCATCTACTAAAGGTTTAAATTGTGGTAACTCATGCATATTAGTTTCACTATGCCAACCATTAACATTTGTTTTTTTAACACCTGAGTTTTGTTTAGACCAAGCAATAATATCGTTAGCTAATTGTTGATTATTTAAGTTAACATCCTCTGCATATATAAGTGTGGGAAAAAATCCTTCAGCAATCATCTAAAAGGTTTGCCTCCAAACCAACAAACTAAAGATTGTCTTATACCTCTAGTTACTGGATTAACTCTGTGATTTAAAAATGATGCAAATATAATAGCGTGCCCTTGTTTAAGTTCTGCAAACTTACCTGGTGCCATAAGTTCAAGGTCCCCTCCTTCAAACTCTGATGGATCATTTAACAACAACGTCATTGATATTTTTCTTACAGGTGGTTCATGTTGCATGTTCACATCACAATCCATATGCCAATCATAGAACCCGCCTTGAGGATATTCTGTAAACTGTGCATTTTCTGTTACTTGTATATCACCAAAACCAAAATGGTTTTCATTTGCTGTTTGTATAAATTTGTTAAGATCACGATACATGTGTTCCATTTCTTTAAAAGGTATCCATGATATTGTTGTAACTCTTTTCTTTGTATCTGTGCCGCCACCAGGTTTATTCATGCCTACTTGTGCTGTTTGTGGTTTTTGTGCTCTACCTGATGCAATAATTTGTTGACATTGATCTGGTGTAAATAATGGTGTGGTTGTTTGAATTATCCAACTCTTCCATTTAGGTTCTGTGATGTGTCTATTTTCGTACATTAACTTACTCCTCTATTTCTAATTGGGTCATACTGCACATCCATATTTGCAGCTAGTGTTCGTCTCATACCTGGTCCATTAAATGGATATACACAGTGTCTCATATCATATGGAAATATATAAAAGTCTCGTTCTTTAATATTTGGTTGATAATCTACATTTGCAAAGTGTCCGTTAACTGAACCCAGTATTTGTAGCTTACCATTTTGTGGTTGATTTGGTGCTGAGTATTCTACACCATAAGACTCTGGTAATTTTAAAACCATTACAGAAGACAACCCTGTAAACAATGATCCTTGATGCACGTGCACTGGATTGTATTCGTTTTGAAACATAGTGTTAACCCATACAGAATTAAAATGCATATTATATTCTCTTACCTTATTCCATTCTAAATAATGTCTAAACTTTTGTTCAAACCACATTAACACATTATCAGGTAAGTGATTATGTTTAGTCATTTTATCACTGTCTTCACCATTAAAAAATAAACTATGTTCTTTTTCTATCTTACCAACTAATTGTTTGTTAGCAGGTTTTAATTCAGGATACTTTGTTTCATAAATATGATTAATAGTATTATACACATCAAGTGGTACTTGATACTTTAATACGGACTGACCTAAAAATACAAAATTAAAATCTGATGTGTCCATATTTTTGTTTTATCCTTTCTGGTATCTTATTTATATAAGGATTGTTTACCTTTTTAACTACTGATCTTATGTTATGCATATTCTTTCCTACGATAGTATCGTCATATTTCATACCATTAACTTCTACTTGTTTCAAGTCTTGAAAGCTATGTTTAAATGGTTTGATACCTAAGAATTGATATAGATCAATAAATATTTTTTCTGGATTAGATACCATATCATCATATTTTATATAGTGGCACATATCTTGATATTTATATGAATTTTTAATTGCCTCTAATTCTTTTGCAACAGCACCATCTTTATTCATAATCATACTTAATTTTTCTTCATCTGTATTTAAATTAAATTTATTAACAAATGCGTCAGGATTTTCTGTATACCATTTCATATAACTAGCTAACACATCTACGGTATCTCTAAGTAATACAATACATTTAAAAGGTTTTTTAAAATGTTTTTTCATTAAATACAAATTGCCTTCAGTCATTACAGGTCCACGATCAATGATTATTGGTTGTGGCCAGTCTTTGTAATAAGTATCGTACACGACATCTAATACATTATCTAAAGACTTATGGTCTGGATAGTTTTGAAACACATCCGTTTGTTTAAGTAAAAACAAATCTTTCATTATCTCTAATGTAATAGAGTTAGGTGTGCAGGCTATTTCTGGATTTTGATTCATAATACTTGCAAATAAAGTATTACCAGATCTAGGTTGTGCTACTAAAAAGAAAAGTTGTTTACTTGTCTTTGGCTCCGAGGTCATTGGTCAATTGTTCTTTCTTGTTGTAAATCATTTCTCCTGATTTTTTAACTCTTTCTATCGTTTGTAATTGTCCAAGTACATTAAACACTTCAGGTTG